TACCTGCTGTATGTCCAATAATTGTGTTAGAACTACCAGTAGTTAATTCTTTACCAGCTTGACATCCAAGAAGAGTATTGTTATCACCAGAACTAACATTTACACCAGCTAAATATCCAATGGCTACATTTTCTTCTCCCCCATTTATTAAAGTTAATGCAGAGCTTCCAATAGCTATATTATCATCTTCTGTATCGTGGTTATCGCCAGCAAATGCTCCAATAAATATATTATCATCTCCAGTCGTTAGTAATTCACCTGCTTGTAAACCAATCGCAATATTTCTAAGGCCTTCTGTTAAATCATAGAAACTTCTATACCCCATGGCCATATTACCTGTTCCTGATGTTAAATCATAAAGTGCTTGAGGTCCAACTGCTACGTTTGTACCGCCAGTTACTGTTCCAAGACCAGCTGCTTGATAACCTACAAAAATATTAGTTGAAGCAGTTGTTGCATTATATCCAGCATGGTAGCCTACATAAACACTAGCATCACCAGTTGTAATGTCAGTTGCAGCTTGATATCCAATGGCTACATTGCCATCAGAAGAAGTCAAAGCATCTAGTGCGTTGTTTCCAATTGCTACATTAAATTCTCCTCCAGCTACTGAACCAGCAAGTGCTGAGTGTCCAATTGCCAAATTGTCATTTTCAGCATCATAGCCCGTACTAGAACTCATTCCTATCGCTATGTTTCTATCACCTGTGGTAAGAGCTTCTAGTGAATTTACTCCAATAGCTATGTTGCTTGGGCCATCTGTTAAATTTCTTAAAGCACTACTTCCAACAGCTATGTTGTATTGTCCAGTTACAGTTCCTTCATACATAGAGTTGTAACCAAGTGCTACGTTATTGCTTCCTGTTGTTAAAGCTGCACCAGAATTATAACCTAAAAAAGTATTATTATCTCCAGAAGTTAATCTGTATAAAGCAAAATTACCAAGACCTATATTTGCATCTCCTGTTATAGCAGCATCAAAACCTGCTCTATAACCAACAAAAACATTACCAGCTCCAGTTGTAAGTTCTCTACCAGCTTGTGAACCAAGTATAGTATTAGCTGTCCCTGTAGTAATATCAGTGCCTGCTTCATAACCAAGAGCAACATTATAATCGGCAGTTGTTAAAGCATCAAGTGAACCATTACCTATTGCTACGTTAAATTCACCTCCAGCTACTGAGCCACCTAGTGCTTGTTTACCAATTCCTAAATTAGCAGTTTCAGTATCAAATCCATCTCCAGCAAGATGCCCTATCATAATGTTATTGCCACCAGTTGTAACTGCACCACCAGCAACATCTCCTATAAAGGTGTTACTGTCTGCAGTAGTGTTTGCTTGACCAGCACCTCTACCAACAAAAGTATTATTAAAACCTTCCGTATTAGCTTTACCTGATTCTGCACCTATAAATACGTTTGAATATCCTGTAGTGTTTGCTGTACCAGCATCATAACCAACAGCAGTTACATAATCGGCAGACGTCAAAGCATCTAGTGCATTGACACCAACAGCTATATTAAATTCACCACCCGCTAAACTAGCACTGCCTAGTGCATTAGATCCAATACCTATATTATTAGTTTCTGTATCAAAACCATCAGCAGCATTAAAACCTATGCCTATGTTGTGTTCTCCAGATGTTAATGCACCTAAAGATCCTTTACCCACGGCAACGTTTTTATCACCAGTCGTAATAGCATCCATGGCTGCAAAACCATAAGCAGTATTATTTTCTGCTGTGCTGTCTGTACCTGACACATCGTGTGTGTACATAGAGTTGTTTGTTACATCACTAAAAAACGGAATACCATTTACAGTTGTTACAGATAAATTGGCTATGGCATCGTGAATTTCATCAGAGCCATCATTATATATTATTTTGTCTTTACCTGCTGCTAGTGAAACGGTTGCCGCTCCAGTGCCAGTAGTTAAAGTAAGAGTTGAGTTTGAATCGTTTAGTACGTGATATGTTTTTTCAATGTTTGGAAACGTAATAGCTTGTGTGCCCCCAGCTGTACCAGTGAATACTAAAACTTTATTACGACCATTCTCATCAGCATAAGAAGTTGGTTGTGCTGTAAAAGTTAAAGTGGTTGCACCAGTGACAGCAACAGTTGCTAAACCGTCAGCTGCATCTTCTAGTCTTTCCCAGTTCTGATTAGTTTGATCACCCCAAGCGTTTGCGTTCTCGCCTGTTGTCATTAGTCTTATTCCAAGACTGGACCATGTTGATGCCATATTATGTTTCCTTTAAATATTTATTATGTTATTCTTAAAATTGCGTTTGACTCATCTGCAGTTGGGAACTGAATAGTAAATGTTCCTCCTGCTACAGAATAATCTGCACCAAAATCAATCACCATTACTGCTGGATCTCCAGATGCTGAGTCATTATAAATAACGCAACCTCTTGTGGTAAATGTAGCAGAAGTCCAAGACGTGTCTGCAAAATCTGTCAAAGCAGTTGTAGTAGTACTTGTACCGTTTGTAGGTGTTACATTTGTTAATGTATTACCTCCTGTAGTATAACCATTACCATTTGCTAACTCGTCTGAGTTACCTGTGATTGTTGTATATGAAGTCGTGCCCGCATTGTAAGTGCCCGTTTGTGAAGCATTTGCTTTAATCAAAGCCACTTTCATAGTGTTTCCACTAGTAGTAGTGAAATTGTGCGTAGCAGTCATTAGCTCTTTTTTAAATGTTGAGCATATTGCTGATGTAATTGCCATTATCTATTTTCCCTTATTCTTGATATTTCGTTAAGTTCACCTTGTACCAGTGTAGAATTCCTCATTCTTAATTGTTCTTCAGCAGCTAGCACTTGTGCCGCTCTCTGATATAATTGTTGATACTTGGCTAATTCCTGGTCTGCTTTCATAAAAGTAGCAGCCTCTATTAAACAAGCATATAACAAAGCATCTCCACAATAATCACTCAAATACGTATTCGCTTGAGATGAAGACAACCCTGTTGGTCTTATATTATAACTGATCTCTAAGGTTTTGTCAACCGATGAAGTGGGGGCAAATATGATATTTGTTTGTCTATCTGATGATGTATAAGCCGCTCCATCATTTGTAAATGCCCAGTAGTATGGTTGATCTGTTTGTGTTGCGTTGGTGCCAGCTCTCCAATATTCTCGGATAAATGATTCGTCCTTTTGATAGATCCAATCACCATTAGCTACTCTAACCCATCTCATTGCCACCAAATCTTGAGGTACAGCTACGATATTAGTATTAGCTGATAAAGTTGCACTAGTTGTTTTTTGACCAGATGTAAAATCAATGTCTTTGTACATACGTTGTTCTGCCAACTGTATGCATAAATCTATTGGTGCTACACCAGATCCTGTTGCTGCAGTAAATTCTGCCGCGTCGTTTTCCATCCAATCTTGAATGGCTTGTTTTAAAGTTGTATACGTAAACATTATAATGCTCCTCCCTGTTGTCCGTATCCCCAAGCTCCTTGACCCCAAGTACCTTGAGACCATCCACTAACTACTGGAGTTACTGAACCTATAGCTGAACCAGCCGCTATTCCTGGAGGTAATGCAGGGGTAAAGATAGTAATTGTTCCAAGAGCTGTAGCTGTTGCAATGCCTGGTGGTATTTCTGTTGATCCAAAGAATAATCCAGAGCCACCTTGGGCTGTTCCTGCAGCAATACCAGATGGTTGATCTGCGAGATTTTGTACTAATGTACCTAAACCAGTACCAGCTGCAATGCCAGTAGGAACTTCTGCAAAATTTAATGTAGGAGAACCTTGAGCTGTTCCCGCTTCTTGTCCTGGTGGAACTTCAACAAAATCAAGACCGCCGGTATGCAAGATGCCATTGTAAGCTTTCATTGTTCCAGAGTATCCTTGATTCAAAGGTCCAAGTCTTACGACAACTGAATCATTTGAATTATCTGGTCTTGGGTTTTCTATTACGTTACTTCCAGTATTTTTAAAATACTTAGAAGGATCAAGTTGTGCTTGTTTAGATTCCCAATCACTTTTGTGAACCATCATGCCAGTCCATTCTCTTCTAAGGTCTTTATGTTTTACCTTAAAACCAGAACGGTCATCAATTGCTACTGCATGTTTTCCTTTAGTGTATCTTGCCATGTCTACCCAATATAACTTTTGTAATCTCGTGGTTGCCTAGTTAAAGATCTCATTCTTTCAAACATCATTGGATTGTATAAAGAAGTTATTCCTTCTCCGGGTCCTGGTGTTGCAACTGATGGTGTTGTATTTGGCAGTGTTTCTATTCCTGAATCTGGCAGGTTTGGTCCTCCGGCTTCTTCTGGATCTACTGCTATTATAGGTTCACCAGTTATTCCATCAATAAGGTATTCGATTGGTATACCAGGTGGTGCAGTTGCTGCAGTTCCTGGAAGTGGCTCTCCTGTTGGAGGCGGATTTCCCATACCAGGTGGCGGAAGAAATGGAAATCCTCCAGAAATTCCATCAGTTACAGGTCTTTTAGGTTCTAAAATTCCTGTATACTCATCAATGGGTTGATCAGGTTTTAAAGAGGCTAGATATTCATTAAGAGCATTCAAGTCTAAACCTTGAAATATATCTACTGGTCCATATGCAAAATTAAAACTCATTAGTAATATACCGCCGGTTGCACGTAAAAGCTTACACGTTCTCTGTCTTCTTCTCTAGCTTTTTCCCATTCGTCTTTGTAAATTGCAGTAAGTTCTGCTCTTCTGTTTACATCTACAGTTCCAGGATGTTTGTGTGCTAACTTAACAGTTAATCCACTAATCATAGGAGGTAGCATACGTTTAGGTATTTGAACGTTTTGTCTGTAATCAATATACGGAACTGTTACTTGCCCACCAGCTGTGCTAGTCCATGCAACATCATCTGGATATTTAATCATCCATGCTTTTAATTTGTAGTAAGTTTGATCAGGTACAGGCCACAAATAAACTTTGTGTGTAGCTACACCACTGCTATCATATTGAGCATTACGCTCAACAGCATATTGTGATGGCTTGCCTGAAGTTGTTTTAGTTGGAAGTTGTAGATAATCGGTAAGACTAATACGTTCTATTTCTTGATCAGAATCTGGATCAGCATTAGTATCTGTTATAACTGCATCTAATACATCTGAGTATGTGTTAGAACTAAATGTAATGTGTCCTTGATCTTTGGTCATGGTATGTTCTACTAAATCAAGAGTAAATAAATTTACACCATCATTAACCCATTCCAACATCAATAAGTTAAGAGAACGTCTAGCTGTAATTAAATCATAGCCTCCCTTAGAACTTACGCCAATTCTTTCATAAGCTTCTTGTATTACATCATCAATCGAAAGATTGAATGTTTGTGTGCCTGATGTGGCCATATTTTGTCCTTCCTATATTAAGGTACGAACAATCAAATAACACATTTGTGCAAATACAGTCCCGCCAATTACCCAGATAAATTTAGAAAGTTTATCAATATCTTGAGCCATGTGGGCCAAATGATTGTCCTTTATTAAATCTATTTTTTGGTTGAGTAATTTGAGGTCGCCTTTAATTTCTATAATTGCTTCTTTGTTAGTTTGCTCGCTCATTTATTACTCCACGTATGTCTTAGTACATTC